CAGAGAAATTTCCACTTCCCGGCTGCGCGAGTATGAAAACAATCCTCGCAACAATGATTTGGCAGTCGAGAAGGTCAAGTACAGCATCGAGCGTTTTGGGTTCCTGTTCCCTGTAGTCGTGGATATGAACTATACCATCGTCTGCGGGCATACCAGAGTCCGGGCTTGCCGTGAACTTGGTATACAGTCGGTTCCCTGCATTATCGCCGACGAGCTTTCTGAGGAGCAGATTAACCTGTTCCGGCTCATCGACAACAAGACGAGTGAGTACAGCGATTGGGACTTCGAGAAGCTGAAAGACGAGCTGTCCACCGTTGACCTCACGCTCGACAAGAACCAAGTCCTGCTGGAAAGGTTTGAATTGACTGCCGAGGTCTTTGACATCGCGCCTGAACAGGCAGAAATCAGGATTCCGGCATTCAACTTCATGGGCGTGAACGACGAGAAGCAAAAGAAGCCTACGGTCAGTACCGTTCATTCCGAGGAACCTGTCGCAGAAAGTGCTGCAAGTGCCGAGGAAAGCGAACCGCCCGCCGGGGAAAGCCAAGAGCAGGTCAGCTCCGAAACTGCTGAACCCGTCGAGACTGGCATGGAACAAGCGGAAACCAATCAGGCAACGGCTGCGGCTGGCGAAACAGTCCCGCAGAGTGCGGACGCCACATCGAACGAGACGTCGGAGCCGCCTAAGAAATCCAAGGCTGTTCTGCCGTTCTGCCAATTCAGATTTGGCGATGTGGCGTTCTTTATATCGCAGGTCGAACTCGACCGTCTGAACAAGAAATATTCCGAGTACGTCGATTCCGGCGCTATTCTGGAAGGGAGTTTCGTGGATTATTTGCTGAAAGGGGTGGAATCTAGTGATTGATTTCGTAGAGAAGGTGCCGATTGGCGATGTCACAGGTTCCGAATACAACCCCCGTGAAATATCTGAGGAATCTCTCAAAGCGTTGCAGCACAGCATACGGCGCTTCGGGATGGTGAAACCACTCATCGTCAACTCCACCAACAACGTGATTACCGCAGGGCATCAACGCAAGAAGGCGGCAACAGCCATCGGCCTCGAATATCTGCCCTGCATTCGCATCAGCAGCCCCAATTTGCAGGATGAAATCTTGTTCAACCTCATGCACAACTCCATTGAGACGAGCAAGACCACCGTTCGCCTTGAAGATTTCAAGGTCGGGGCATACCACTATTGCGAGCCGTCGAAAATCAAGATTGAGAGCGAGCCGAGGAACGTGCTTATCTGCTCCGAGATTACAAAGCTCATGTCCCGTTACGGCGAGTGGGGCAGCGTAGTCACGGATGGGGATGGAAACATCATCCTCAATGCTGAATACGCATATTGCGCTAAAAAATTGGGCTACGGAGTTCTTACCTACGGCATACCGAATGAGGACGTAAAGGAGTTCTTGGAGTGCATGGGCGTGGAGTACGGCAAGTACAACTTCGACCATCTGGGTATCAAGACCTACCATCAGTTCCTCGCCCAGCCCAAGCGCCTAAGCACGGACGGGCGGCAGTCCAACACGTCTATCCTTTACGAAAAGCACCTTATTCCGAGGCTGCAAAAAACGGACAGCATCATCGACATCGGGGCTGGGCGTATGTCTTACGTCAAGCTCCTGAAATCCAAGGGCTACAACATCCACGCTTACGAGCCTTCGCTCATGGTGAAGGGCGCAAACAAGCTGGATATGAAAGGCATCATCGCCAACATCCTCAACGCCGAGAAGCAGGTCAGGCTGAACGGCCTGTTTGACTGGTGTGTTTTGGAGGCCGTCATAAACTCTGTCGTGGACGATGAATTCGAGAAAGCGGTGCTTACTGCTTGCAACGCCGTTCTGAAATCCACGGGCGTTCTGATTACCTGCACGAGAAATATCGCATACGTCCAGAAGGCTTACGAGAAGACAAAGCTGTCTGCCGGAGCCGGGGACTGCCTGTGGTATCTCGATGACAAGAATTATACGCTCGGCGTGACCAACGGCATCGTGTTCAAGCAGAAATTCCACACGAAGGAGAGCTTCATCGCCCTGCTTGAAAACTATTTCGAGCAGATTGATGTGCTGTCGTGTTCGGCAGGGTATATCTATTGCGCTTGCGCGACTCCGAAGCAGTTGCCTCGTGAGGTTTACGAAGAGTATCTTGAAAAAGAACTCAATATCGAATATCCGGGCGGCTTCAAGCACAATAAGCACCGGGGCTTGATGGAGGCGTTGCTGGCAAGGATAGCCGAGAGGTATGCCTGATTCTCAGAAGAAACCAAAAAGAAAGGACTTGTTCGAGAAATGGGTTGAATCCGGTGTAGTGGAAAACAAATTAGCCATCGTGCAATCACTCGCTATGCAAGGGCAGTCAATGGCTCAAATAGCGGAAGCCTTGGAAATGTCACGAAAGACTTTGCACAACCTGCAAACCAAGCATCCGTCGCTGAAAAAAGCCATAGATACCGGGCGGCTCACGGTTGTCGCCATGTGCCAGAACAAATTGATGGAGCGGGTGAACAGCGGTGACACGACGGCGATAATCTACGCCCTGAAAGTTTACGGCGGAGATTTCTTCAACGACCGCAAGAACTTTGAATCGAAATCGAATGCCGCTCCCGTTTCTGTTCAGCCGCAAGTCCAAGTGTATTTGCCGCAAAAGATGGACGGCGAGACAGATGGAAAATAGCCAAGAACCTATCATCATTCGCCCGCAACCGGGCAAACAGGAGCTTTTCCTAAGCTCATCCGCCGACATTTGCATCTATGGTGGCGCTGCGGGCGGCGGCAAAACTTTTGCCCTCCTGTTGGAGTGCTTGCGCCACATTGATAACAAGCATTTCGAGGCGGTCATTTTCCGGCAGAGCAAGCCGCAGATAATGAGCGCCGGTGGCCTTTATGCCACAAGCCAAGAGCTTTATCCGCTTTTGGGAGCGACGAGCGTTACGTCGGCTACCGTCCAATGGCGATTCCCCTCCGGGGCGAAAATCACTTTTGCCCATATGTTCTACGAGAAGGAGAAATACGGTTGGCAGGGGTCGCAGATACCGCTCCTGATGTTTGACGAGTTGGTGCATTTTTCCGAAGGGCAGTTTTTCTATATGCTGTCCAGAAACAGGTCAACCTGCGGCGTGAAGCCGTATATCCGAGCGACCTGCAATCCCGATGTAGATAGCTGGGTGGCTGATTTCATTTCGTGGTGGATTGACCAAGAAACTGGTTACGCCATTCCCGAAAGAACCGGAGTGCTTCGGTACTTTTATCGGGCAGACGGTGAAATCATGTGGGCTGATACCCGTGAGGAACTGGTGGAAAAATACCACGCCAATCCCCGGCTCTGCAAAAGCGTGACTTTTATCTCGTCGAGTGTCTATGACAATTCGGCACTGATGAAGAAGAACCCTGAATACCTCGCTTCGCTCAATGCTTTGTCTTTGGTTGAACGAGAACGACTGCTTAAAGGAAACTGGAAAATCCGTCCTGCCGCCGGACTTTATTTCGACCGAAAGCAAATTATCATCGTGGATTCTGTGCCGGACAAAATCGTGGCGCTGTGCCGCTCTTACGACCTTGCAGCCACGGCAATCACCATAGACAACAAAGACCCGGACAGAACGGCTTCGGTGCTTATGGCGAAGATGCGAAGCGATATGTTCATCATCCTTGATGTTGTCCGTGTGGCGGAAAGCGCATCGAAGGTGCGTGACCGCATAAAGAACACGGCTCACAGCGACAATGTGATTTACAACTGCCGGAAGATAACCATTCCGCAAGACCCCGGACAGGCCGGAAAAGAACAGGCCGAAAGCTACGTCCGGGAGCTTGCCGGTTATCAGGTGATAATCCGCCCCGTCAGCAACAACAAAATTGCTAGGGCGGAGCCTTTTGCCGCCCAATGGCAAAAGGGAAATATTCTGCTCCTGAAAGGGGCTTGGAACGAAACTTTTTTGACGGAGCTGGAAGGCTTTCCCGATGCCGTCCACGATGACCAAGTGGATGCGGCGAGCGACGCATTTGCCACTCTCGCCAACATCGGAACATATTCTGCGCCGCCTGACATGGAAACGAAAGAGAGCTATTGGAATTTGTGATAAAGGGGTGAAACTGAATGACTGCCGGTATGGAATCTGAATTGGGTCGTACAGGCCAGTATCGTTTCGGTGGACTCTTTTATGACGAGTTCCTTCCGAACCTGCAAGGGCAGCGAGGTGTGAGAGTTTACCAAGAGATGAGCGAGAACGATGATGTCGTTGGCGCGGTTCTCTTCGGGATAAAAATGCTCATACGGCAAGCCGATTGGCTCGTTCAACCGGGAGGCGATACAGAGGCCGACAAACAGGCCGCTGATTTCGTCAATAGCTGTATGCACGATATGCAGTCCAGTTGGACTGACACCATATCGGAAATCCTCTCATTTCTGACCTATGGCTGGTCAGCTCACGAGATTGTCTATAAGCGACGCATGGGACGAAGCAAGAATCCGCTTCTCAATTCCAAGCACGATGATGGGCTTATCGGCTGGCGT